CGTCCTCGATGACAAACTCGCCCCACTCGCTCACGGAAAGCAGGACCCCGATCACCACCGTCTTGTCTGAGCCGTCTGAGATGACGGCCTTGACCTTGCGGCCCAGAAAGCGGCGGAACCCTTCGGCCCGCTCCCGCATCAACCGCCACTCCTGTACCTCACGGGCGAGAACACCGATCACGCCCTCGGCGGACAGGTTCATGTCGTCAGAAGGGCTCGTCGGCATCGTGCGCCTCCCTGCGAGCGTCGGCCTCATCGGTCAGCGCCTCAGCCGCCGCCATCTCGTTCTGGTCGGCGGCCATCTGCACCGTCACCGCCTCCGCCTCGATCTTCGACAGGTCGTTGAACGAGGTGATCGGCCGGTGGAGGATCGCCTCGGCGTAGGTGAGGCGGGCGTCACGGTCGAGGCCGAGAGCGTTGGACAGGGCCATGAGGCGACGGCGCTGGGTCTCCGTCAGCGGGGTCGCCTGCACCTGGTTCTCCTCGGGCCCGTCGACCGGCGCCTCGTCGGGTTCCTCGACGTGCGTGGCGTGCTCTGCTTCGGCGGCGAGGAAGGCGGCGCGAGCGAGCGAGTACCACGCGGGGTCGTCGCGCAGGGCGTTGGCGCTGAGGTGCTTGTTCTGGTCGGCAGCGACGGCCTTCATCGCGTTGGCGACCGGGGTCCCGGCGTAGTGCTTCAGCTGCCCGATGAACAGGTCGTACTCGTCGGGGACGTACTCGGTGGCGTCATCGGGGGCGTGATGGTCGAGGCCCTCGGCCTTCGACCAGAGGCGGGTGGCGATCCCGAACCGCATCGCCCCGTTGCGGAGCAGGTCCCCGATCAGTTCCTTCTCCGGCTCCATCTTGCGGTCCTCGCACGTGCCCACGCACGGGAGCCGCTTGCCGCACACGGTCAGCCAGCCCCACATGACCAGCCGGTTGCCCTGCTTCTTGATGAGCGGCCCGCCGGATTCGCGGTCCCACCACATCGGCTCCCACGACCACGCCGGGTCGATGTCGATGAGGGCGAGGGTCGTCTCCGCGTGACCGAGGTAGTCGAGCGTGACGCCCTTGCCGCGGTTGAGCGTGGACACCATCGCCGCCGGAGGGTCGGCCCACCGCTTCGCCACCTGGGAGAGCGTCTCGCGGTCCACCTCGGCGACGGGCGTCCAGCCGGTCGCAGCGTTGGTGGAGATGGTGTAGTTGTGGGTGCTCATGCGATGATCCTGACGATGTAGACAATCTGCACGGTGGCGGTAAGGGACACGCCGATGAGGCTGAGGGCGAACAGGATGTCGGCGCCGACCCGGACGAACGAGTCGACCAGTCGCCGGCCCTCGTGGATGCTGGCCCAGGCGGCGACGACCGTAGCCCCGATGAAGGCCCACATGGACATGAAGGCGTACACGATCATGCGACGCCCTCCTCGACGATGGTGACGGTGTAGCGGTCGCCGATGGTGAACTTCCACTCGTCGGGGTCGATGTCGTGGGCGCGCAGCCCGGTGGTGCGCCACGGCGCCGAGGGCGCGGTGGCCTGCGGGAGCACGTCGAGGAGCACTTCGACGGGGATGGCGTCGACCCGCTCGCCCGTGTCCGGGTCGACGAAGGATCGGGTGAGGTACAGCAGCAGATCGCGACCGGACCAGGTGGTCGAGCCGCCGGACTTGCGGCGCTGGAGCAGACCGACGTCGGTCTGCACTCGGGACGACTCCATCAGCCCGACCACGGCATCTTCGGCGGAGCGGTCGAGCACGGCGAGATCGTCGATGAGCGGGCGCAGCAGCACGGTGCGCAGCAGACGGACACCCCGCAGCAGGTAGGCGAGCTGCTCGACGTCACGCAGGGCGATGGCTTCGCGGATGGCGTCGTCGGCTTCGAGCAGACCGGAGCGGATGGCGTCGGCTGCGGCGGTGAGCGTCCCTCGCATCTGGTGGAGGGCGGGGTGGGCGGTGGCGTCCTCGATCTCGTGCTCCGCTGGAACAGGAAGGTGGTCAGTCATGGGTTCTCCTCTCTTGGTCCCAGGCTACAACTCCTGTCAAGCCCCTGTGCTACATTAGCCCGATGAGCGAGGGTGGATTCGTGGTCGCGGCGACGGTTCGGGACATCGAGACGGAGGTGCCTCGGATCAGGGGGATGCTGCCCCCATCGGTCGCCGACCGGATCGTCCTGTTGAACGACGCCAGCACGGACGGGACCAGGGACCTGCTCGCCGACTGGGCGGTCGAGGACCCGCGGGTGTGGATCGGCTCGACAGCCACCCGCGAGCCACGCCATCCCCGCGAGGCAACGCTTGAGCGGGCGCAGCACTTCGCCCGCATCCGCAACATGCTCCTCGACATCCTCCGCCAATGGGACTGGGAGCACGTCCTGTTCTTCGACGCCGGCAAGCACCTCACCCACAGTCTGCTCGCCGCGCTGTGGGCCTACCGGGACCTGGACGTGGTGGGCGCCTGGCCGGTGCTCGACGAACCGGGCCATCGCCAGCACGGCATGTTCTACGACGTGTGGTGCTACCGGCATCTCGACGGCCATCCGTTCAGCGCGATGACCGTGCCTCGCCATCCCGGTCCGCTCCTGGTGGGGTCGGTGGGTGGGGTGGTGCAGGTTCGTCGCTGGGTGGTGGACGCCGGGGTGCAGTTCGGGTCGGAGCGCGCCGAGGACTGCGACTGGGTGGGCTTCTGCGCGGAAGCCAAGGCGGCGGGGGCGGGGGTGTGGGCGCTCCCACAGGCGAAGGTCTGGTGCCGCCGGCTCTAGTCCTCGGGTGACGACAGGACGCTCGCCGACCCCTTCTCGCCGACGTTGACCGAGGCGATCGAGGTGAGCACGCTGAACAGCGCACCACCGAGGCCGATCCCGGCAAGCTCGTCCCACTCGATGTTGAACGCGGACAGGGCGACGTCGCCGACGAAGTAGACGGCGAGGACGGTCTGCGCGAAGGTGCGAGCCGCCCGCTCGAACGCGTCGAGCCAGAACTGCTTGGTGAACATCAGCGCTTCCCCTTCTTCTTCGGCGCGGCCTTCTTCGGCTGCGGCTTCGACCCGTACCTGTCGGTCCACTGGCGGGCGACGTCCGGGCGCTTCGCCCACATCATGCGACGCTGGCGCTCACTCTTGAACGGCATGGCGCTCCTCGATCATCTGGACGATACGGGCATGGTCGGCGTCGTTGCGGTCGAGTGCGGCGTCGATCGCGTCGAACCGGGCGGCGAGGCCGCCGCTGTCGGCGATGTCGGCGGGCAGGTTGTCCCACCGGTCCCGCCAGGTGCGCATCTCGCGCAGGTCGTCCATGACGGTGAGCATCGCGTCGTAGAGGCGGGGGCTGCCTTCGCCGTTGCGATGGCGGTGGTTCACGGCGTCGTTCACCTCGTCGATCGCCTGGCCGGCGGCCTTCGCGGTGCGATGGTTGCGGGTGGAGATGACGACGCCGATCGTCGAGGAGATCGCGGCGAACCCGGCCGCGATGACGGTCGCGGAGCCTGTGTCCACTCATGCTCCCTTCGGACGAAAGGGTCGGCGCCAGGCGGCGGCGGTGACGACGCCGAGCGTCCAGGCGAGGCCGAACAGCAGGATCGCCTCGGGGGTGGCGGTCACTGGTGCGGCCGATCGAGTTCGGTGAAGCGGGCCATGATGCGGTCGCCCGGGCAGGCGGTGGCGGCGAGGGTGCGGTGCGGCAGCACCCACGCGCCGGGGGCGATGAACCCGAACGCCTTGAGCGTGGAAAGCCAGAACCGGAACGAGTCGACCTGGGCGTCGGTGAGCGGGTCGCCGATGGCGTTGAGGAACAGCACCCCGTAGGCGTCGTTGTGGCCCCGGCAGTGGGCGCCCTGGAACACGCCGGCGTAGTCGGCGATGGTGCCGTACTCGTCGATGACGTAGTTGTACTCGTTCGACTTGCCGAGCCGCTTCGCCGCCGACTCGATCTTGGGGACCCACGCCCGGGCCCCGGCGGCGAAGTCGAGGGCCATGCCGGTGTAGTGGACGACGACGAGGCCGTTGAGCGGGCGGAGCGGGCGGCGGGGGGTCACCCCGTCGTTGTTGTAGACGATGCGCGGCAGCCCGACATCGGTGCGGGACAGCCAGGTGTGGGTGGTCGACATGGGCGCCTCAGATCGGGCAGACGTAGGAGATGTTGATGCGGGCGTTGACGTTCTGGTTGCTGCCAGCCTGGTGCCAGGCCCGGAACACGATCTGCTGGCCGGAGGTGACGGGGATGGTGATGCAGTTGGCGAGCGCCTGCGACGTGTACTGGGAGCCGGCCCCGGCCCGCCACTCCTCGCTCGTCGTGTAGTTCTGGATGATCGCCATAGCCGAGGTCTGGTCGTTCTGGAACTTGAGCAGGAACGTGAAGGCGTACACCCCGTCCTCGGGGCAGGTGAACGTGGTGCCCGAGCACCAGCCCATCGGGTCGGAGTCCTCGTTGTCGATCAGGATGGCGGTGGCGTCGCCGGTGGCGATCGACTGGTAGGAGGAGGCGCGTCGCCAGGTGCCGGCTCGGCCAGTCGACATCTTCGCCCGGGTGACCGCCCCGTTGAGAATCTCGGTCGAGGTGACGGCGTTGGCGGCAATCTCCGAGGTACCGACCGCATCCGCGGCGATCTTCGCAGACGTCACGGCGTCGTCTTGGATGGCGGCGGTGGCGACCGACGATGACGCCATGTGCGTCGCCGAGATGGCCCCGGCGGCGATCTCCGAGGCGCCGACCGCGCCGTCCACGATGTTCGAGGCGCCCACGGCGTCGGTGCCGATCTTGCCGGAGGTGACGGCCCCGGCCGCGATCTGCGTCGAACCGACCTGGGAGGCGCCGATGTTGCCGGACGTGATGGTGCCGACCGACAGGGTGTCGCCGGCGATGATGATGGTCGACGAGTCGACGTTCACGGACAGGGCGGAGCCGCCGCCGCCGGACAGCCCGTTCCCGGCGACCGCCGTCGCGATCTTGGCGGCGGTGATCCCGTTCGCCGCCACCCCGAGCGTGTCGGTGGTGATGGCGATGCTGGTCCCGTCGACGTTCACGGACAGGGCGGAGCCGCCGCCGCCCGCGAGCCCGTCACCCGCGACGGCGGCGGCGAGCTTGGCGGCGGTGACGGCGTTGTCGGCGATCTCAGTGGTGCCGACCGCCCCGGTGGCGATCTCGCTCGCGCCCACGGCGTCGGCGGCGATCTTGGCGGAGGTGATGGCGTCGTCGGCGATGCCCGTGGTGGTGACCTGGGCGTACTGCAACTTGCCAGAGACGCCGGTGTTCACCACGAGCGGCAGACCGTTCGAGCCGATCCCGAGGCGCTGGAAGTCAGCGGCTCCGTGGACGAGGATGTCACCTTCGGTGGTGATCTTGGACAGCGCGGCGTTCGGTTCGTCGATGTCGGCGGCGGCGATGCACGGGTAGATGGCAGCACCGCTGGCATGGCTGGCGGCGGCCGTGCCGTCAACGCCGCGCTTGGCGGTGGAGGCGAGGGTGAGGGTGGTGCCCGACCGGGTGCAGAGAATCTTCTCCTCGGTCGCTGTGCCAGGGTCGATGACGGCGTAGAACTCGGCGCCGGTCGGCCAGCCGGTCGAGGAGGCGATGGTGATGGAGAGCGACGTTCCGGTGATCGACCCGGTGATGGTGGTCGCCACAGGTGCTCCAGCGAAGGCTCGGCGTGCGATGGTCATGGTCGTCCCCTAGGTGGTGATCGTCCGCATCGAGACGGTGGCGGTGCCGTCCCACACACGGCTGATGTCGCGGTTGTTGTCCGGGGTCCAGAGCACGTCCTCGACGAGCACATCGTAGGTGCCGGAGACATCCTGGTAGGTGACGATGTGCGGGTTCGTGACCAGCGATCGCAGGTGGAGCAGTTCGGCGGGCACGTCGCAGAACCGCTCCTCGACGCCGACGAGGAGCCGCTCGTGGAGAAGCACGGGGACGACGATGACCTGGGAGCGAGCGGGAGCGACGAAGGCCCGCATGTTCCAGCGGAGCAGGTTCGGACCCTTCGTCGTGTCGGTAGCGGACCGGTTCAGGGTGAAGCGGACGCCGGCTTGGTAGCACCCAGTCTGGGTGGTGACGGTGAACTCGTGCAGCGTGCCGCCCACGTCGAGTGCGTCCCCCGTGGGGAGGTAGGCGGCTTCGTCGAGGCTGATCTCGGTCTCAACGGTGCCGTCAAGGGGCGCGGTGCGCACGTCCAGCTTGGCGACGACCTTCGTGTCGGGGATGCCGAAGGAGAACTTGCCGGTCTCGATCGTGCCGGACGCGACGCGAGTCGAACCCTGGACGTAGTAGCCGACGCCCGCGATCGAGAAGAACGGCTTGCCGTTGACGATCTCGCAGTCCCACGTCTCGGCCGACTGGCTGTCGACCATCAGGTCCGTCGCGTAGGCAGGCGCGTTGTTGGAGGTGAACACGGCGAGGTCCATGCGGCCAAGACCGGACGACCCCTCGTAGGAGGGCCAACCGAACCAGACGTAGCGCTCATTCGCGCCGAAGCATCGCACGGACTGGCTGGCCGTGGAGATGAGGGGTCCAATGACGAGGTTGCCGTTGTCGTCGGTGGTGCAGAACCGGGCGCCCTTGTTCGTGCCGAGGAGGATGAACCCGAGGTACGAGTCGATGGCGCGAAGTGTCTCGCCACCCGGAAGTTCGCCTGCGACGGTGGGGGCACCGAGAGTGGTACCGTCGTCAACGATGGTGATGCGGTAGACGACGCCGTGGGAGGTGCCGGCGTAGATGTGGTTGGGTCCAGCGGCACAGCCGATCCACGACCCGATGGCGAGGGTGCGCAGGGGGGTCGGCGCGGCGCCGCTCGCCGTGATGTTGTAGAGCGACCCGGCATTCCAGGCCATGAGTCGGTTCTTGGTGAAGGCGAACCCATCCATCGGGTCGGTGAGGTGCACCGAGCAGGCGCTCGCGCCATCAGCGATCTTCCAGGTGTCGGAGCCGGTGGTCGCGGCGATGTGGAGCGTGTCGTAGGCGGCGGCGATGCCGGTGATCGTGAACCCGGGCGGGCTGGTCGCCGACGTCCAGTTGCCGCCCACGGTCAGGTCGGCCGACAGGGACGCGTACTTCACGGTCTGGCCGTAGGCCATGTAGACGCGGTTGGCGGTGGTGGCAATGAACGGCTTGGCCTCGGTGGTGGTCTGGACGGAGGCCGGGGAGTAGAGCAGGGTCGCCCCGCCCTTGCTCCACACGTCGACGCCCTTCGACTTCCAGAAGCGCCCGACCTGGGTCTCCACGTCGTCGGCCCATTCTTGGCCGGCGCCGAGATGCCAGTCGGTCTGGCTGCGCCGCCAGAGGCCCTGCGGGTTGATCGTCGCTTCGCCGGGCAGGCCACCGGTGTCGGAGGAGGGGCGGATGCGCTCCTCGAAGCCGCGGCGGAACTGGTCGGAGGCGAGGTCCACCACGTACGGGTGACCGTCGATGGCGACCGGCCAGCCGTCCGGGATGTCGACCGAGGCTCCGGTGCCGGTGTAGAACGGGTCGGAGTCGACGAACGGGTCGGTGACGGTGGTGGTGTTGCCGGTCGTCACTTGCGAACCCTCGTCGGGTACATGCGCGCGAGACGCGCCTGCTCGGCCTGGATGCGTTGCTGGCGTCGCGCGGCGAGACCACGCCAGGCGGTGTTCATGGCGCCACTGTTCACCTCTTGGGCGCGGCGGGTGTCGCCTTGAGATTCGAGGAAGTTGCGCTTCGCCTCGCGGGCGAGAAGGGCGAGCATCTCGACGCCGATCTCCACGATGTCGTCGGCGGTCTGCGGCAGGCCACCGGTCGTGTAGAGGTCCTGAGTCTCGGCGGTGAGGAGGGTGAACGGGGCCCGGTAGGTGACCCGCATCTCGCCAGCGCGCACGTCCTCGTCGAGCGTGAGCGCGTAGCCGGACGGGAAGTCGGTGGTGTCCTGGTTGCGGATCAGGCGGTATCGGCGCACCTCGGGCCAAGAGTCGGCGGTGTAGCGCCAGGCAGCGTGCTGGATGCCGATGACATCCCCGGCCGGGACGCCGGTCAGGTCGACGGCCCGGTCGGAGCCGTTGTACACGAGGTCGACGTGCTTGATCTGGAACAGCCCGTTGTCCGGGGTGGACAGGTCGGCAAGTTCGTGGTTCACGTAGTCGAACAGCAGGGCGCGTGGAAAGCGGGGGTTGACGATGATGTCAGCGCCCGAGGCGTGTGAGGTGGCGGTGGTGCCGTCGAAGCCGCGCTGGACGGTGGCGAGCGACCCGGCGACCGTCCACACGTACATCAGCTCGGAGTCGATCTCGATGGTGACGCCAGCGCGCAGACCGCGGGCTTCGTAGGTGAGCCCGACCGTCGTCGCGGACGTGTCGAGGGACCCGGACAGCTGGTTGCGCTCCTCGACGATCCCAGCAAGGAGTCCTCGGCGGGCCCTGGTGATGACGGTGGCGGCGGTGGTCATCGTGCGGTCCTCTCGGGCAGGATCATCCGGGGATCATCGTAGGTCCCGTCGAGGATGTACCCCGCGTCATGTAGGACCCGCTTCACGTCAGCGGTGTTCCAGTACTCGGTGCCCGGGTGGTAGTCGATGGTGTGGGGGCCGATCTCGGCCTGGACGTGGCGGGTGACCTGGATCGGGAACAGCGCCTCTCGACGCCGCCGCGTCTCGCCGGAGCCTTCGTAGGGGCCGAGGGGTCCGATGCGGTCGACGATCTGCATGGCGGTGCGGTTCCAGGTGAAGCGCTCGCGGGCCTCGATGGACGCCAACCACATGGCCGCCTGATGGCCGGTGTAGTTGGCGTAGACGTCGCGCAGCGCGTCGACCGCCTCGTCGACCCGGGGTTCCCACCAGTCGCCGGCCTCGCCGTAGAGGGTGTAGTGGATGGCGGGCTCCAGGTCGCAGCCGACGATCGCCGAGGCGTAGGTGGCGAACTCGGTGTGCCCGGAGCACCCGGACATGACCGTGGGGCAGCCCTGGGCGATGGCCTGCAACGGCATCATCCCGAACCCTTCGCCGCGGGACAGGCCGAGGTAGACGTGCGCCGAGGCGTACAGGTCCACCTCCTCGCCGGCGCTGAGGTAGCCGGTGACCATCTGAACGCGGGGGTCAGCGGGCGCCTTGAACCACTCAAGCGGCTTGGGCATCTTGACGATGAGGCGCACCTCGGGCACGCCGGCGAAGGCCCGCAGGAACGCCTGGACGGCGAGATCGGCGCCTTTGCGGTACTCGTGGCCGGAGGTGAGGATCGTGAACGGCCCGGAGGTGGGGCGGGGACGCCAGCGCCAGCGGATCGGGTCGATGCCGAGAGGGACCCGCACGACGTTGGGATGCCAGTCGGCGAACGCCCGGCGGTTCTCCTCGCAGGGGACGAAGATGGTGTCGAAGTCGACGAGGTTGCGGAACTCGGTCGGGACCTTCGTCGTCTCGTACATGGTGAGCAGGTGGAGGCGCTGACCGGCGAGCCAGGCTCGACACAGCGGCGGGACGGTGCAGAACAGCACGTCGGCGGCTGGGTCGCGGGTGACGTTGACGCCAATGCTGGTGAGGGCACGGGCCACCTCGACCGACATGCGGCCGTAGCCGGTGTGCTCCTCAGCGGAGGTCGAGCGGACCTGGAGCATCAGGCTTCGACCTGTTCGCGGGTGTTGGCGCGGGCTTCGCGCTCGGCGCTGCCGTCGATCTGCATGGGCTGTACGCCATCACGTACGAGCCGCTTGTAGGCGGCCATGTCCTTGTGCCAGCGCTTCTCCGTGTCGTTCACCCACCGGGCGTGCGCGGCGCCGGCACGTCGGCTCGGGGTGATCGACGCGGGGAATGTGACGCCGGCGACCTTGCAGCCGAAGCATCCCTCGACGTCGAGCTGAGGGTGAACCTCTTGGTGCTTCACGCTGGCCTCCCGTCAAGTGATGTACGCACCGTACCCGGCGGCGGTGAGAGCGGCCGCCTCGTCGTCGGACACCTCGTGGACGTGGCCGCCGTGGTAGAGCACGAGCACGGTGTCGAGGTCGTCGGGCTGACGCTCCGTGTAGGTGCCGCCGACCACCTTCCAGACGTTCGTGCCGGTCGGATGGGACCGGTAGTGCCGCATGAGCACGTCGCCGGGGTGCCGCCCCTTCGTATGCCGGGGTTCGCCGTCCTTGAGCGGGGGCGTGAAGATGGGCATGGTGGCCCCAGGGGGCCCGGGCGGGGAGAGGAGAGTCCGACCCGCCCGGGCCACCAGGGAGGCTAGCCGAGCGCCGCCGAGGACTCGATACGACGAAGCGCCGCCTCACGGAACCGCGCGTAGCCGACGAGGTGGGTCCAGCCGACCGGGCGGAACCGCTCCAGCTTGTCGGTGATCGGGCCGTGGACGATCTTCGGGTCGGCACCGTAGCCTTCGCCGGTGGCGTGGGCCTTGGCGACGGCCTGGGCGCCGCAGATGATCGTCGCGTAGACGTCGATGCCCGCCGACCCGGAGCCGGTCCACTTCTTGCCGCGAGCGGCCTCGATGAACCGGACACCCTCGAAGGCGCCGATCTCGCCCCGGTAGATGTTGGCGGTGTCGACGTAGACGTGCGGGTCACGCCACGCGGCAGCGCCGGTCTCGGACCGGAGGTCCATCGACACGGACGGGTGGATGTAGCCGACGTACAGGCCGCCGTCACGGGTGGCGACCGACGCGCCCCGCAACTGGGCGGTGACCTTGCGGATGTCGTAGGCGGTGATGATGTCCTCCACCTGCACGGTCGCCCGGCTGGTCGGGTCGTTGGTGCCGCCCGTGCCGTACACGACGTTGGTGCCGCCGGCGTACACGTCGCGGGCCACCGAGTCGATGGACACGCCGGCGTTGTAGCCGACGATGTTCGCGGCGTCCATGTCGACGTCGAGGAGGCTGGTCCGCCGCAGCTTGGCGGTGGTCAGCACGGCGTTGCCGTACTCGACGAGGGTGACGGTGACAGTGCTGTCGGACAGCGCCACAGCGTCGACGTCGGCGGTCTCGGTGAGCGCCGTGGTGGCCTCGGCGAGATCGGCGTAGATGAAGAAGGTGACCGCCGCGCCCGGGTGGGTCTGGTTGGTCGGGCGCACGTCGCACGCCTGGTCGAAGTACGTCTCGTTGCGCAGGGCGAAGTAGGCCATGCGGTCGAAGGCGGTGGTGTCGGACGACACCGAGGACTGCTGGGTATGGGCGTCTGCCATGAGGTCTCCCGGGGTTCAGGTCAGCCGCGGCGAGCGGCTTCCATCTCGGCGATGACCGCTCGGAGTTCCTGCTCGTTCGTGGTGGCGTTGATGCGAGCGTCCCAGTCCACGGGTCCGTCGCTGGCGGCGCCGGCGCCGTTCGTGGTCTGTCCCATTCGGGACCACGCATCCTTCTCCTCGGGCGGCGGGCCGGCCTCGGTGGCCTGGATGAACCCCGCCTCCAGGGCGGCGGTGCGGATCGCCTCGGGGGTGATCTCGCCGTCGTACGCCTTGAGGAAGTAGGACGCCTTCGGGTCCTTGAGGTCGACACCCGCCTCGATGAAGGCCAGGCGACGGTTCGTCTGTTGGCCTTCGGCCACCTGTTCCTTGAGGGCCTTGTTCTCGTCCTCCAGGGCCTTCATTCGCTTGCGCAGGCCGGGAGTGCGGGGCTCCTCATCTTCGAGCAGGTCGTCGTCGTGGTCGGGCATGGTCGCTCCTTCGCTGTCCGCACGATCGCCGGAGGCGCGACCGTGGATGATGCTGACGCCCCTTCGCTACACGGCGCCGGCCGGGGGGTCCGGCACCGGTACTGCCACTGTGCGGTGGCATCGCCATCACTGTAGCACTACGGGTGGTCGAGGATGTACGCACCGTACCCGGCGGCTTCCAGCGCGGCGGCCTCGGCGGCTGTGATGGGGTGGACGTGACCGCCGTGGTAGGTGTGGGCGACGTCGAGGGTGGGGAGCCACTTCGTCGTGTACGACCCGTCGCCCAGCTTGTAGACGGTGACGCCGACCGTGACGCCGATCGCGAGGAGGCGGGCGAGACGGTTGCCGGGGTCGTGGGGCATCCGTTCGAGGATGCGCTCGTTGGTCGGCGGGTGGAACCAGTACCCGGAGCGGATGATGGGGCGAGCGTCGAAGGCGACGGAGCCGATCACCTCGGCGTCGAGCCGGCGGGTCGCCGTGGCGGCGTCACTCAGCCCGACGTCGCCGCTGACAGTGAGGTCGGTGAGGCTGACGGTGACGAGCCCGCGGGCGTCGACGGTGACGGAGGCCGGCACGACCAGCTCGGAGCGCGTCGTGGTGGCGGTGGCGACGCCGTGCGCGCCGACGTGGCCTGCGATGACGGCGTAGACGTCGTTGGTGATGATGACGATGGCCTGACCGATCCCGCCGGCGCTGGCCCGAACGACGACGTTGATGTCGCTCGACGGGACCCGGATGGGGAAGGTCGGGTCGGGGAAGGTGTGCTTCCACGGGGCGGCGCCGCGCCGGCGGACCCGCAGGGGGAGGGCGATGATCTCGTCGGCGTTGCCGGTGTCGAGGATCGACTGGTAGTACCCGGCGATCGCCAGGCCGGCGAGGTCAGCGCGCACGATGCCGTCGCGGGTGACGGTGACGATCGCCTGGCCGTGGGGGCCGATGGCGCCGAGGACGTGGGACACCTGGACGTCGGCGCCAACGGTGGCGATCGCCTGGGCGTAGGAGGCGATGGCGGCGAGGACGGCGGCGTCACGGTCGGTGAGGCTGGACGCCTGGGCGTGGGCGACGACGTTGGCCTGGACCACCCCTCCCCTGTCACCACTCGTAGCGCTCGAGCCGCCACTCCCAGTGATGGCGAGGGCGGTGATGGAGGGGGACGGTGCGGCGGTGATCGTCGACGACGGGCCGGTCGCCCCGAGAGCGTGCGACACCTGCACCTCGGTCTCGGAGGTCATGGCGATCGTCGACGACGAACCCGCGTCGGCCAGCACCGTGACCGAGGGGGCCGGGACCCCGGTCACGGTGGCAGCCGACGCGACCGCGCCATCTCCGACGACGGCGCGCCCGGGGGTAGCGCCCGAGGCGGCGGCCGCGGAGACGGCAGCGAGGACCGACCCGGCCCGTGCCGGGTCTGCGACAGTGGAGGCGCCGCCGCCGACGCCGACCTGGACGACGACGCTGATGTCACTCGTCTCCGCCGGGTAGAGGAGGGCGACGGGGACGAGGGCGGCGGCGACGAAGCGGGGGGCGGCGAAGCGGACGAAGGTGGTGGGGGTGACGACGAGGGCGTCGCCGTTGCCGGTGTCGCCGCCTTCGACGTTGCGCCAGGGAGGGACGAACGAGGTGCGGGGTTGACGTTGGATGTAGGCGCGGCCGTGGCGGGCCATCGGTCACCACGCGTTCCCGGCGACCGCCGCGGCGCGCATCGCTCGCACGGTCGGCGCATTCCAGCGAGGGTCACGCTCGCCGACGATGAGGACGCCGCGGGCGTGATCGGACGAGGCGAGGGTGATGTTGTAGGTCTGCGTGCTCGCGGCCGTCGCCTGAATCTTGTACTGCGAGGTGACGAGCATCGTGCCGCCCGACTGGGTGGTGACCGCCGACGACCAGGACCCGTTCGTCGTGTCCGAGTCACCGGTCACCGCACCGGACGACTCGGCGCCGACACCGCCGAAGGTGATGTCGCCAACGGCGACGCTCGCCGCGGTGGTCTGCGTCGGGTTCGCGGTCGCTGCCGCGTTCGACGCCGCGTTCGCCCCGAACGAGAAGTCCCACACCTTGCCCGAGGTGAGCCCGGACACCTTGTAGGCGTGCGCCGCCTTGGCCGTCGTGGCCGGCGAGAAGTTGACGGTGATCTGATCAGTGGTGGACATCGACGCCGTGGCGATGCTCGTGGCGATCGTCAGCGTCGCGCCGGCCGCGGCCGCGCCAGGGTCGGACAGGGCGTTGATGATCCAGTTCTCGACGGTGGTGGTGGCCGTGCGCGTCCACGGGAACACGTTGCCGACCGCGGTGGTGATCGACGAGATCGACCGGGCGCCGCTGCTGCCGTTGTTGTCGGCGCCGACGACGACGACGATCAGGTCACCGGCGGCGACCGTCAGCCCGCAGTTGAAGGCGAGGGTCGACGACGACGTGTTCGACGCCCCGGTGCCACCGGCGGTGACCGACAGGGCCATCGGGGGCTACTCGTTCCAGATGGCGTAGGCGGAACACTGGGGAGTGACACCCGACGCGGAGGTCAGTTCAAAGGCGAGGCCCTGAGAGGCGGAGCCGTCACAGATGACCGGGCGGGCGCCGAGCGGGTACTGGACGACAAGCAGTCCGCCTTGGGGATGGACGTACCAGGCGCCGAGCGCCGAGCTGGCGACCATCGTCGGCTCGACGGTCAGCGTGTGCTTGGCCGTGACGGCCGACGTCGCCTTGGCGGAGCGGTCGACGAGGAACTCGGTGCAGGCGGTCCCGGTGCCCGTCGCCGTGATCTGGCGGAGGCGCACCAGGATCGGGGCCTGCGTCGCGGACGTGCCGTTGAAGGACACGCCGAACTCGACGAGTTCGGCGCGCACGTTCGCCGAGCCGAGCAGTTCGAGCACGGTGGACGTGTCGGCGGTGAGGACCGTGTAGACGGTCTCGGTGTGGGCAGCGTAGAGGGCCACGGCTCAGCCGATCTCCTCGAAGATCATCCCCGCCGTCACCGTCTGCGCCGAGCCGGGCGCCGCCGGGAACTTGATGGCGACCACCCCGGAGGGTGGGACGATCAGCGCCTCCTTGTCGGAGGCCGCGGTCCAGCGCCAGCCGGCCAGCCAGTTGAACGCCTCGGCGACGTACACGACACCATCGGTGCCCTCGCCGGTCGCCGTGTGTCCGGCTGACCCGCCGAACGCCACCTCGCCGATGCCGGCGGGTCGGGCGGTGACGGCGGTCGTGCCGGTCGCCGCGCTCGACTTGCGGAGCAGCTGGACGCGCTGCGTCGCCGAGGTGGTCGACCCGGACTGGGTGACCCAGGCGCCGGTCACCTTCACCACGGCGTCGGACGCTGCCGTCAACTGCAAGATGGTGATGCCGGTGGAGATGGACTGGGCCTCCATCGTGATCGTGTAGACGCTCATGTCGCTCTCCTAGCGATAGGTGGTGATCCCCGGGCTGATGAACAGCGGCGGTGAGGTGAGCAGCCCGGCTTCCCAGTTGTCGAGGGTCACGGTGTCGGCCGTGGCGGCGTCCATCGCGAACCCTGCCTGAGTGTACGACGCGCCGAGGGTGGTGTCGGTGACGGAGGTCTTGAACGAGGAGTCGACGTAGACGCTGATGAGCGAGCCGGACACAGTGATCTTCGTCGTGTAGTTCGTTGACGTCGACCAGGTGTGCGCCGACTGGGCGAGCTGGGTGGGGGAGTACAGGTTGCCGTTGATCTCGCGAATCTCGACGTACGACTCGTTCCACTTGCGGCCGGCCTCGTAGCAGTAGGCGTTCGAGCCGTTCCAGTCGCCACGCACCACGGCGAACGCCTCGGAGCTGGCGTTGGAGAACTGGTGGACGTGCTGGCTGTAGATGTCGGCGCCGATGGTGGTGACCCACAGCGCCATGTCGTTCGCATTGGCGTCGCAGCGCACCTGGTTGGAGGCGATAGTGATGCCGGACCCGCCCGTCTCCCAGCTGGCGCCGAGACCGCCGTTCGACCGGTTGAAGTCATCGGTGGCGCCGCCCGCAACGACGGGCCGGTCGAACAGGTCGACACCCGCGCACGTCACCTTCCATCGGCCGTGGTCGGGGAGCAGGTCGGCGGCGAGGATGGCGAACAGGATGTCGCCGATCGTGTCGTCGGCGTCGACGGTGACGCCGAGCCGGTTGGCGAGCGCGGCGCGCACGGCCGGGCCGAACGTGGCGAGAGCGTTGTCGCCGAGGTCGACGTCGATGCCGGCGATCGTGCCGGTGAGGGCGGGGGCGACGACGAGGCAGCGGTCCCGGCCGTAGCCACGCAGGTCGATGCACGCCCAATCGTCGAGGGTGTCAGCGACCGAGGGACGCCACGGGTCCCGGGGCCCGGTCCCGCCGATCCAGGTGGACAGCCCGACCCTCACCGTCGCATCGCCATGCGAGGACCTGCCAGGAACAGGGGGGTGGCGCCGGATGGGGCGGGGTTCACGACGAGGCCGATCGCCCACCAGTTGCCGACCGCCTGGCCGACATCGGAGCAGGAGATCGTCGCCGACTCGGTGCCGTCCGACACCCGGTACCAACTGCTGACCTGCGTGTTGCCGGTGTTCTGGTGGAGGATCGCCGTCATCGTCTTGCCACTCCCGGCCGTGGGGGTGGCGAACCCACCGCCGTTGTCCGGCGCCGAGCCGAACCAGCACAGGATCAGTTCGCCTGACGCCGGGGTGACGCCGAGGGTGACGGAGCCCGACACGCTGTCAGACCCGTTGTACTCTCCGGCCCCGTTCACCCCTGCCGAGCCGGAACGGATCGGGGTCGACGTGTCGTGCCCGGTGACGTCGAAGGCGGATAGGTGGTAGAAGAACGTCTCAGCCGACGAGGTGTCCGCGTCGACGGTGATCCCGAACGACGACGGCGAGGAGCCGATCACGGCGTACCACGCCGACCCGCCGATCGCGTACTCGGCCACGGGCGCACCCCACGGCCAGCCGTCCGTGTCGCCGTCGTCGGCGTAGCCGAGGTTCACCCACGACAGGCTGCCGCCGGAGATGGGGGTGCCGGAGCGGATAGAGAAGTTGGACGTGGCGTTGTTGTCGTTCTGCCCGCCCCATCCGCAGAACAGGAGCGAGTTCGCGGTCGGCGTCGTCGACGACGTGGTGACGGTCTGCGTCGACGTCGTGACGGAGTTGTAGTCGTGGCGGGCGGTGACCGTGAAGGCCATGCGGCCCTCCGATCAGACGAAGGTCAGGTCGAGGTCGAGGGCGTTGGCGGCGATGACGATGTTGCCAGCGGACGCGAACGTGTTGGGGACCGTCTTGAACCAGGCCACCTCGCCGTCCGTGGTGACGTTCACCGCCGCACCACCGGAGGAGGTGGCGACCGTGAACGCGTCGGTGGTCAGCCCGGTCGAGCGGACGTAGTACAGCGTCGTCGCGGAGAGCCCGGTCGGCAGCGTCTCACCGGCGACGGCGGCGAAGAACACCCGGTCGTCGGTGGTCAGCCCGTGCGCGTAGGACGAGAACGTGTCCGACGTCGCCGCGACCGTCCCCACCCCCTTGAGCACCTGGCCGCTGGACCCGTAGGGGAACCAGCCGTACAGGGTGCCGGCCGACACCGCCGAGTGGACGGAGATGGCGACGATCGTCTGCCCGGCCGCGATGGGGATGGTCAGCTGGGCGTTGTTGTCGATGACCCCGTTCGACGCCGCGGTCCAGGTGATCGCCTGGCGGGCGTACGAGCCGCCGGTCGACTCGGTGGTGCCGAGGTCCTGGTAGGCGCCGATGTGGGTGAACACCGACTTGCCGGAGTCGAGAAGGGCGTTGCGCCCGGACGTGGTTAGAGGAATGGCAGTACCTCCTGCTTCGCCGCCAAGCGCCGACGCTGGCGGTACTTCTCGACGTACTCATTCATGCAGGCCCGACATTGACGCCGGCCACTGGAACGAGTGTAGGTGTTCTCCGGGGTCCAGGCGTGACCCCCCCGACAGGTCTCGTGGCGGAGGCGGGTGAGCGGGCCAGCGCGGCGGGTGTTCTCCGCCGAGGTGACCACCTCCAGATGGGCTGGGTTGACGCACCGCTTGTTGAGGCAGAGGTGGTCGATCGTCATGCCCTCGGGGATCGGACCGACGAACGTCTCCCATGCGAAGCGGTGCGCCCTCACCCGCTCATCGCCTACGACCAGGCGGCCGTAGCCGTAGCCGTTCAGCGACCCCTCCCACAGCCAGCATCCCAGCGAACGCGTCGCGCCAGCGAGACGCCAGAATCGCTGCACGGGCGTCCCGCCATAGACGCGCCCATCCTTCGCCACGGTGAGGCGACCGTCCTGGCGTCGCTTGCCCTGCCCTCGCCCCATCGCCTACGCCTCCGCTAGTCCACTGATGCCCGACCCGTCGGTGGCGTAGCGCCCACCGCCCGCGAACTCAGCGAGACGGTTGGCGCGACGCTGACGGATACGGCGGGCGGCGGCGGCGTCGCCGAGGAAGGCGGCACCTGCGGCCTCCTCGATGGTGATGAGGTCCTCGGTGCGATCGAGGGGGCGGTACAACTCCTGAGCCTCGTCGCTGATCTGCGTGAAACCCTGCATGGCGGCGCCTTCGGAGGTGCCCACAGAGGCGACCCGTTCGAGGGTGCCGAGGGCGACGTCGAGGCCCGCACGGGCGGCGGCGGCGCCGACGCGGGCGGTCGCCATCTGCTTCTCGATGAGGGGGAGGGCAACGTCGGGGTCGAGCATGTAGGCGACGAGTTCGCCTTCGGTGATGCCGTAGAGGTCCTGCAAGGCCTGGCGCACGGTCGGATCGGCGTTGATGGCGGCGACGTAGCCGGCCTGGATGCGCTGGCTCAGTTCGGCGAGAGAGACATCGCCGCCGATGAACTGGTCGAAGTCGTCGGGGCTGTCGTAGAACCCATCGGGGAGGCCGGCCGAGTGGAGGATGCCGGCGTAGGCAATCTCCATCTGGACGTACTGGGCTTCGGAGAGGACGGCCTTGCCGGCAGCACGGCGCATCTCGTTCCCGGCGAAGCGCTCCTTGTACTCGCTGGTCTGGCGGATGGCGGCCATGACCCGGGCCTCGGAGATGGCCTCGCCTGCGGTCACCTCGGAGAACACGAGGTCGGTGAGGGACCCGAGGCCGTAGTAGTCGAGGATGCTGGCGATGATGTCACGGGCAGACTCGTCGACTTCGAGGATCGCCTCGGCGCCGACCCCGGACGGGTTGGCGATGGGGGCGAGGATGCCGGCCTGCTCTCCGACGTTCGGGGTGGTGGGGGTGGGGGTGGGGGCGGTAGTGCCAGGGAGCGGAACAGCGGGGACGGGGTTGGGGCCGACGACGCCGCCGGACGGGCGGGGGGGTGGCGCGGTCGGGTCGTAGGCGGGCTGGCCGAAGAAGGCGTCGAGGTTGCCGAGGGCGGTGGAGGCGAGGGTGACGGACGGGTTGGCGTCGAGGTACTGGGTGAGGAGAGTGACCTGGGCGATGTCGAGGGACCGCCAGGAGCCATCCGGGTAGACGACGTAGCCGGTGCCGTCCGGGTAGACCACCATGTCGCTGCGGGGGGTGGGGGATGTCGCCATCTCAAATCTTCCCGAAGGTGTGGGCGATCATGTCGGCGAGCGCGTACGCCTTCTCGATCGCGTCGGGCGTGTACTCGTACCCGTAGGCGGGGTCCTTGCGGAGCAGGGTGGCCCACTCGAACAGGTTGAGCGTGCGGCGGGTGCCGGTCGATGGGTCCGAGTAGTTGAGGGCGACGTTCCACTTGGGGTCGGTGAAGTCGACCTGCTCGGGGGTCAGCCCCAGGACACGAGCGGCGACCTGGGCGTAGGGCTCCGTGAGGTCCTTGACGGTCATGCCGCGCTGGATGTCGTCGGCGAGCGACGGGTACATGCCGGACGCCTGGTTGCGAACCCAGTTCGAGAAGTCGTCCATCGTGACCGTGCCGACCGCGATCTTGGCGGCCCACGAGTCGAGGGTGGCCTGGCTGATCGGGACTCCGTAGTTGTAGGCGATCTCGGACAGGGAGCGGCCGACGACCCCGGCGCGAACCTGCGTGGTGCCTTCCGGTGTGCGCAGGAGTTCGCCGGCGAGAGCGGTGGTCAACTGCTGCTGATCCCAGCCGTCGCGCAGAGAGCGGGTGACGATGGAGCGGAGCACGTCCTCGTCGAGCGTGCCGCCGAGCTGGGAGACGATGGTGCGGGCGTCGTCGAGGTTCTGGTCGACGCGGGCGGTGGCGGTGGCGGGGTCGGCGGCGGTGATCTGGTCCCAGGCCCGCTGCGACTCGGTGGTGGTCTGCCACCACTGGGTCTTGCGAATCTCGTTCTCCAGGTATTGCTGGGTCCAGCCCTCCTGGGCGGCCTTGCGGAGCAGGGGGCCGATCTCGGGGTGGAGGAGGAACGCCGACGCCCACCCGTATGCGGAGGCGGCCTGGCGCTCGATCCACTCGGCGTAGAGCCGCTTCCACTCGTCGGTGGTGGTGTCGATCGCCGGGTACTGGACAGCGGTGTCGGTCATCTCAGCCGCCCATCATGTTCAGGAACGTGTCCAGCTGGGAGCCGATGGCGTAGATGTCGGCGTCGACCTTGCGGGTCTGGTCGATCCAGGTGCTAGCCGCGGTGTCGGCGGCGGGGGCTTCGGTGACGACGGCCTGGTCGGCGTAGTACGCCTGCTGGAAGGCGGTCTCCTGCGCCTGGAACGAGGAGACGAAGCGGTTGAGTTCGTCGTCGGAGAGGAACCGGCCGAGGCGCTGCTGGGCGACCTGGTTGGCGACGGCCTTCAAGTCGTCGGGGTTGGTGAGACGGATCGTGTCGACCGAGCCGCCTCCGCCGCCGCCGCCCCCGCCGCTGTCATCGGCGTTGTAGTTGATGCCGGCCGCGATCTGCTGCTGGGCGTAGGCGGCGGGCTTCATGTCGTTCAGCTGAGCCTCGCCGACCATGTACCAGTACGCGTCGAGGGTCTGCTTGTTGACGGACCGGATGAACAGCGACCCGGCGTCCTTGTCGGTGTAGCCGGGGACGAGGGCCATCATCTGCAACTTGGTCGCGGCGAGTTCCTCCGTCGACATGCTCATCAGGACCTCGGCGGCATCCGCGGCGGTCAGGTACCTCTCGTTGTCGGCGTAGTAGCCGGCAGCCGTGGCAAACTCTCGCTCGCGAGCGAGCACTCGCGGGTCGACGGCCCGGATGTCCCCAGACTGGTCCCAGGCGTTGAAGCGAGCCGCCTCCCAGGGGTCCTGCGCCTTCACGTTGAACACGTA